TCTGCATTTAACTTGAGTGCTGGATTTGTAGAAATAACTCCTGCTACTGAAACATCTTTTGCTTCTGTCGTTGTTGTTATCTCTGCTTCGCCACCAAACACTACAACTGTTCCTGATTCGTAAGGAACGTCAGTTGCATATCTTTCTGCAAGGTCGGCAAATGTTGCTTCTACTGTGTAACCATATATTTGTTTATACCTATTAGCAGAACTTCCTAAGTCATATGTGTTATTACCTGCTGGAATTATATCTCCTGTAATATCAGTAGGGTTAACTGTAATTGTTTCAGTACTAGAGTCACCTTTTGTTAATGTAATTACATTATTAAGGTCAATAGATATTGCATCTGTATGATGAAGTGCTTGATGACTATTATCATAAACAATATTATAAGGTAATGTGAATGTATTAGATATAACATTAGTACCACTAATAGCAATATCTGTTCCCGCAGTATATGTTGTGTTTGAGTTAGTATAGTTACTAGAATCAATAGTTCCTGCAGATGCGGCTGTCCAATCAATATGTTCGTTTGCTACGAAACCAGAAAGACTATCGTGATTAAGTGCCGAAATTGCGTTAGTCAATTCAGTATCAGTTGCCATTGCAGTTTCAATTTCTAACAATGTATCAAAGGCTGCTGAAGCGCCACCAACTAAAGCATCAATCTTTAATTGTGCCCTAGCATCTGCCCTAGCATCTGTATAATATAAATTAACTGATTCTGGTAAGTGACTACTGTCTAATACAACTGTACCTACTAAACCATTAACACTACTGACTAATGATGCCGCTTGGGCTCTTGCGTCTGTATAGTATAAATTTGTTCCTTCTGCTAAATCTGTTGTTGATTTAGTTGATAATCTTGTATCGAAATCTGTATTGAAGACTGGAGTGTTTGTAAAATTATTATAGTCTAAATAGTAAGTTCCGTCTTGATTGTCTAATGTGTCTGCGTTGGCTGAACTATGTAATATGGCATATCTTGCGTCTACTCTAGACTCTGTATAATAAAGATTAGTGCCTTCTGATAAATCAGAAGTAGAATGATTCGCAATGCTTGAAACTGTGCCAGTTACCGGACCAGTTAAAGCGCCAGATATAGTAGTAAATGCTCCAGTTGTTGGAGTAGCATCGCCTATTATTGTGTCGTTAATTGTTCCACCCCAAAGTAGAATACTTGCAAAATCATTTGTGCCACTTGCAAGAATATCTCCACCTTGTGTGTCTACTCCGCCGAAATGCGTACCAGTAGAGTTACCAGTTAAGTTACCTGTGACGTTACCTTCGAATGTGTCTGCTTTAAAAGTGGCATATACTGCACCTACTTTTGCTTCCCATTTGTCAGTAGATTCAGTCCATTGTATAACAGCATTGTCTGAAGTACCACGATTTATCGTAATACTGCCATCGTGTGTTGGGGCTCCAGAGTGATCACTGTTTATTAATATGTTATTATCTGCTAGATTAATTGTTTGTGTATTAACAGTATCTACTGTTCCATCTACTAAGAGATTACCTTTAATCCATACTGTTCCATTATTAGATTTTAGTTCACCGTGAGATGTGCCATTATCTAATATTAATGTTTCGCCTTTTAGGATTAATTTATCACCGAACTTAATTTGTTGTGCCATTATATTTTTCCAAGTTACTAAGAGTAGTACATACTATTTATTTAATAGTATTTATCGTTAAACTCTTATATCTCGTATCAACAGTTAATAATGCAACAGACAATAAAAAACCCGCAATTAAGCGGGTTTTTATATTCATATCTAAAGTGTTTAGATGAATGAAAGGTTTGCCATAGCAATCTTTGAAACGTAATCTGCCGCATTACCAAGTGATGATGCAGTGTTATTAAGTTCAACGTAACCATAACGAGTCATGAATGAAACGACTGGCTCGAAAGTTGACGGATCAACTACTACGCCTGAAGACATTAAAGGAACGTATGGGCAATAGAACGCGGCTGCGTCAATTTCGCCTGAACCTTTATAACCTAAAAGAACGTCAGTTGTGTCAGATGCGTAAGTGTTTACATAGATACGCATAGTACCGTTTAGAGTACCAACAAACTTAGTGTTTGTAGGTGCTTCAAAAGTACCTTCAGTAGTACGTGCAAATGCTGATGTAGTTGCAGACTGTAGCACAGTTAGTGCCGCAGGTGAAACAACTGCCCAGTTTGCCGCGCCACGACGAGTGCGTTGAGCGATTAAGTTCGCTTCACGATTCATCATAGTAGCAAGTACCGCATGTCTGTCACCAACAAAAGTAGGTGTACCAGTAAATGTAGCATTCATATCATAAGATGCAGTACCAGTAGCAAGATTTCCTAGTGAACTAAGAACTTCTTGATCGATTTCAGCAGTGATTTCCATAGCAAGTGCTGCCATGATTTCTGCTTCTACGTCTAGACCGTGCATTGCATTAGCATCTTGAGATGCTTCAAAAGTCCAACGTGCAGACAACTTACGTGTCTTCGCTTCAACTGTTTGCTTTAATACTTGAATTGACATTTTGTTACCTGCTGTACCTTCATGGGTAGCAGTAGCGCCAGCAGTACCGGCAGATGCGCCAGAATATGCTTTTGCAATATCAAATGGTGAAAGTGCTTCTGAACCTGCAGTCGCGCCGTTAGCCGTGTCAGCATAACGCACACGCAATGTGTGAATTTGACCAACTGGACCAGTCATTGGCTGTACGCCGATGATTTCGTTCGCGATTACTGTAGGCATTACACGTCTGATGATAGGCAAAATTACTTTGTTAAGTGTTGCCATGTTACCAGCCTGTGATGCACCCGCTGTAGCACTTTCTGTAAGTGCGTGTTTAGTGTTTTCTAAAACTGAAGACATTACATCACGTTTGTTACCTTCTAGACCATCTAGAAGTGTTTCGCGTGTTGTTGTCCAGTTATTTCCTTCGAAAAGATTTTCCATCTTTTTCTCCTGTATCTGGTTAATTATTTAAGTCCAGCTAATTTTTTTAGCTGAATTATATTGGCATCGCTACTAGGTGACTCTTGAGTTGCACTAACTTTTAGTTCAACACCTCTGTCTCCAGTATGTTCTGTTACTTTGCCTTCATTTAACGATTGTTTTGCCTCAGTTGAGACTGTTGATGCTTCATTTAATACTGCTGGTAAATACTTCTTAAAAGCAGTCTTCAAATTCGCTGTTTTTACTGTCTCAAGCAAGTCTACCATTACGCTACGCTTTTCTTTGCCTAACGGAGATAAAAGACTTTCAAGGACTTCTTTACGATCCATTCTGTCTTTCATTATACGTTGTGCTTTACCAGCCTTTGTAATAGTTTCATCTTTTTCAGTAATTGTTTCTTCTAATTTTGCAATTGCAGTAGCAGATTCTTCTAATTTCTTAGTAATCTTAGCAACTTCAGTGCCTTCATTTAATTGTGAAGTCATGAATTCGCCTGCGAATGCTTCAAAAAGTTTACGGCCAAACTCGTTTTCTTTAGCCGATTGAATATCTTCTTTCAAGACACTCAGTTCTGAACGCAAAGCAGTTTCGATAGTCTTCTCGACTAATTCTGCTGAACGTTTGATAAATGAATTCTTAGTTTTAGTAAGAATTTCTTTACCTTCTGCTACCATACGTACTTTAGTGTTAACTAAATCACGCTTATCATCGTGAAACTCTGCTAGTTCGCGTGAAAGTTGTTTAACTACGAATTCTTTAGTTCGACCTAAATGTTCGTTAACTTTCGTACGATCTGCTCTGAGTTCCTTAACTTCTGTTGCTAATTGAGAAGTAATGAATTTTTCAAGGATAGATGCATGTGAAGAAATTGCTTTCTTATATGCAACTCGTTCTGCGATTAGGGCTTCACGGTCTGTTTTGAACTCTTCCATTTCAGATTTAATCGTTGTTGAAAGCATGTTATCCATTGCCTCCACGATTACTGATTTGTCGTGTTCAAACTTTTGTGCGAACTCTTCACGCAACTCGGCTGTTATCTCCTCTCTTGCTTCATTTACCTGTGCTTCCCAAGCCTCTGATAGTTGAGATCTTACATCTTCACTCATTATATCCGACTCAAGAAGGCCAGCAAGGATTTCATTTGTTGCCATTGTTGGTTCTCCTATTAAAGTTTTAGTTCTCTTATGAACTTAACTATTTCTTTTGACAAGTACTTTTGGGCGCCCTTGTCGTGTTGAACATCTTGTGCTAGTTTCCATGTTTCATAGCCACCTTGCATGTTCATTAATCCTTCGTATATTGCTTTTGGATATGCGTCCGGGGCACTTGGTTGTGCCACAATATCAACTGTAATAATCTCATAATTACTCACATTACCACTGTTATCAACTTCACCAGAGCCACGAGATGAGACACCTAAAGTGGCGCCTGATTCGATTAATACTCTGATAATGTTACCCATTGGTGTAGGAACAATTTTAAGTTTACCATAGCCATTTGGACCATCCATCCACATATTCTCGATAATATGCGAAACACGATCTACGTTTACTGTTAATTCTGGCGGGTGGTCGCACTCACCTAAAACTGGAAATCCTTCCTTAATTTTTGCTTGGACGGAATTTACTGCTTTAGTGATTTCGCTCACTGGATATACTCGCTGGTTTGCATTCTTTACGCCACCTTGGACGAAAATGCCTTCCATGAACATACTTTTACCACCATCCTCGCTTTCAACGATTCGTGATTTCACACTTGCTTGATTATGTGATAATCTTTCTATAAGAACGGTCTTATTTCT